TACGGTTTTGGCGCGACCTCGCGCGCCGCCCTGAGTTCGTATTTGAGTCGCCATCCTTCCCCGACGATACCGCCGGCGTCGCCGCAAGCCGTAATGAGCAGCTGTTTCAGCTGCTCGATCTTGCCCTCGTGCTGCTCGAGTTCGCGCTTCGCCTCGAAGTACTTCGAGGCGAGCAGCTCCACTTCATCGCCTGCGCGGACGACGGGTCCGCCGCCGGACGGGAAGAGCTTGCGCAGCATGCGGGCGCTTCCATCCGACCCGTCGACCGCCGGCGGCTTCTTCGTGAGGACGTGGTCGGCCCAGAAGCGATCGGCGACCTCGCGCAATGCCTCGATGACGTGCGCGATGTCGGGGGTGAGCTCGACGCGGTACGCGCGTACCTGCGTGCCAATGAGGGCGCCGACGTGCTCGACGACCTGCATCGACACGTATAGCTCCCACGCGCACTGGATAAGCACGTACTCCGGGATGCCGTCGGCGGTCTCGGTGTCCTCAGCCCACTCGTGAGCCGTTCGCAGGCCGACCACCTTGACCTGAGCGATCGCCTCGGGGTCGTGAACGGCGGTCTTTGCGAGCCACGCGTCCGGCGTCGCGAGATGGTGGGCCACCCGAGGGTGGCGCATCGTCAGTGACTCCGGGTCGACGCGCAGCACGTGCAGACCGCGCTTCTCGGCGAGTCGCCGGAGCACGATCGGCTCGAGTTCGTTGCCGAGGGACATGGCCTCGCTCTCGCTCGTCGCCGACGACATGCCCATCTTGTCGAGCCACACGTCGTGCGGCGATCGCCCGTAGGGGTCGAGGCCGGAGAGCGCGCGCACGTCGGTGGCGGTGATGCCCGAACGGCGCATAGCGAGCTGCTTTTCGGTGAGACTCATCGGAACCTCCAAGGCATCGTCGCAACAACGAGCGCGATCGTGATGGCGACCCCGCTCGCAAACCCGCTCCACCAGGGCCAGCTCACGGCACCACCGTGTGCTCGTGGCCGAGCAGCAAAAGGATCGTGCTCTTGAGAAACCGCTCGTCCCTGTCGCGAAGCCACTCGAGCACGCTGTCGCGCGTGAGCCACGCGATGTCCGCATTCATGAACTGCGCGCCGCCTGGCCACTCGGCGCGGACGAGTATGCCGGTGTTCGGCTCTTGCTCGGCGTACCGCCTCGGATCGATGGTCAGGCTCATCGCAGCACCGTCCGGCGCCGTATGACCGCGAGCGCGATGCGCTGCGCGTCGCTCGCGGCACGGCGGGCGCCGACCGCAAGGCAAAACTCCGGAAAGGACATCGTGTCGATCGCCTCGTCCGGGTCGAGGCCGACCGAGCGCGCCGTTGCGCGCAGCTTGTCGGTGGTCGTTTGGTCGGTGTGCATGAGACAGAGCATAATGGCTGTTACCAACGTTGGCAAGAGCCAACAAACAATCGACATGGGGCCCGACGCCGGCGAGGCTTGCGGGGCCGCCATCGAACGCGGACACTTCCCGGCATGCGCTGGACGTCCCTCACCACCGCAGCCCTGTCGGTCGCCACAAGCCTCTCGTGCGCCCCATCGATGTGCGGCGCCCCCGGCGACATCGTCGAGCCGTCGCACGTGTCCGACGACAGCGGAGGCTATGACCGCGCGGGCGAGCGCCCCCATGTGCGCACGGCCGACGACGTTGCGCGCTGCCGGTCGAACGTGCAGCGATTCGACGGTGCGTTTGCGGCCGGCGCGGGCGCGTTCGCCGCGCACCCGCTCGGGCCTGGTGCTCAGGGCCGAGCATGCTTCTCGTCGGCGAACTGCTATCGGTGCGAGGCGTGCGTTCGCGTCGCGTCGGACGATTCCGCGGGAAGTTGCGCCCGAATCGTAGGCTGCTACTAGCGGCGCCTGGCCGTCTTCGGCGGCGGCGGGGACGTCGACGGCCTGGGCGTCGACATGGGGGGCGGCGGTTCGGAGCGGCTCGGCTTGCGCTCGTCGCCGTACCAGATTTTCATCGGATCGGTTCGCAGCGCCTCGCAGAGCACGAAAAAGTTCCCGACGCTCATCTCCGGCTGCAGTCCTCGAAGCATCTCGCTCAGCGAGCCGATATCGATGCCCGTCTCTGCGGACAGCTCGCGCAGTGGGATCTTGCGCCCCATCTCGCGCTCAAGTTCCCCCTTCCGAATGTTCAGCCGTTGCCCTGCAAGCTTCACGGATTGTGCATAACGCTCGCTTCGCGCCCGACGTTTAGCCACCTCGTCCAGTTCAGTCGAGGATGACGCAGCGCGCTCATGTTTGGCTCTTGACAACGTTGGCAGTTCGCAACACTCTGGCGATACATGGGTCTGCTCATCTACGTGCGCGGGCCTCTCGGTCCGAACTTCTCCGAGGGGTCTCGCCTTCTTTTTCTGGCGGCGAAACGTGCGGGGCTTACGCAAGAGGCTCTCCGTGCTCGCCTGGGTCGAAGCAAGGGCGTCGTCGGCGACTGGCTGCGCGGGAAGTCGAAGCCCGACGGTGAGTCTCGCGGAAGGATCTACGAGAAGTTCGGGATCAAGCCGCACCTCTTTGACCAAAAGCCCACGAAACCTTTCTCGCTTGAGTCTGCGGCGTGAGTCGCAAGATGGCAGCTGCCTACGTTGTGCGCAAGGCGGCGCTCCTGTTCAGCGCCACGGCGCTCACCGCCTGCTTCGCGCCACCTCCGTCGACGACGGGCTACAGCCTGTTCGTCTCGCCCGACTTTTCCACCGACGAGGCGTCCGACGTGCTCGCCGCCGCGTCGCAGTGGACGGGCGCGATCCCTACGCTCTCGCTCTCGCCGGCGATCGCTCGCTGCCCCGACCCGCGCCCCGACGCGACGATTTGCGTCGAGCCCGGCCCGGACGGCGCGGCACCGGCCAACATCCTCGGCGCCACGACCTATCGCGGTTCCTACGGCGGCACCTCGACGCTCTACGTGACGCACGTCGCTGGGTTCGGTCTGCCGCTGCAGGGGACGGCGCTCCATGAGCTCGGCCACGCGATGGGCCTCACGCACCACCCGGCCGGCAACGTCATGGCGGCCACGGAGAACGAACAGGCCCAGGCGCCGACGACCGACGACGTCCAGCAATGGAGGGCGACCCGATGACCGACAAGACCGATACGATCGTTCCGCCGGCGGCCGACACTGTTCCGGCGCCGCGGCCGCGCGGGTTCGCGGCGATGGACCCTGCCCGGGTGCGCGAGCTCGGTCGCAAGGGCGGCAAGGCTGCGACGAACCGAAACCGCTGGACGACCGAGACGGCGCGCGAGGCCGGGCGGCGCGGGGGCAAGGTCACGAGCGAGCGGCGAAGGGGGCTGGCGTGATTGGCGCCGTCGCCGTGACATGCGGCCTCCTCAGCGCCGCTTGCTCGCTCGCCCTCATCGAGATGGGCAAGCGCATCGCGTGGCGACGCATGCGCGCGATGGCCGATCTCGCCGCGGAGAGTCAGAAGGCGGCGGCATCCCCGCCACCGCTGACCCGTCGCAACGGCTTCCAGGCCAGGCCAGCCGGAGAGCGCTCGCGGGAACTCTTCGCGGGCACCGTCGCGGGGCCGAGCAGCGAAAGTGACTGCATCGGCTCGGCCGAGTGGACCGTGTCGACCGGCAGGATCGAGCACAACGGGCGCAGCTTCCCAGGCTGTCTCGTGTCGGTGAAGCAGAACGGGGCGCACGTTTTCGAGCATCCGATGGCGGCCGACGAGGTCATCGCGCTCGGCCGCTACCTCATCGACCGCGCGCGCACGGCCCAGGCCATCGAGGCGATCGCGAACGCGCGGCCCGCCACGGAGCGCCCGTCGTGAAGGGCAAGAAGCGCGGCACGAAGAACGGCGTGCGATCCCACCGATGGATCGCGAAGCGACTCGGCGTCTCGCACGCCACGGTCATCCGCATTGAGAAACGGGCGCTCGCGAAACTGCGAGCCGCTCTCGAGGCTGAATCGTGAACGCGCCTGACGCCGTCCTGCTCACCGCTCCCGCGATCGCCGAACGTCTCGGCTGCTCCGAGGATCACGCCTACCGGCTCATCACGAGCGAGATGGTGCACTGCAAGGTCGGCAACCTGCTCCGCGTGACCGAGGTGGACTTTCAGGCGTGGCTTGACTCGAAACGACGGGAACCCCGATGCGGCTCTACAAGCGAGGGGAGTACTGGTGGTGCTCCTTCCCCTGGCAAGGCCAGACGATTCGGCGTAGCACGCGCTGCTCGACGAAATCCGCCGCCCTGCTCACTGCCCAGCGCTGGGAGCGCGAGCGAGCAGACCCCGATCACGCCGCGGCGGCATCCGCGACGTTCGGTGGCGCGGTGAACGCGTTCCTCGCGACGCTCGGCCGCACCGACAAGGCCGAGGGCACAAGGAGGATGTACCGGGAGAAGTGCGGCGTGCTCGTGCGTCACTTCGGCGCCGATCTTCCGCTCGCCCAGGTCGACGCGCGCCGGGTCGATCGGTTCATCGAGGCGCGCGGGGGCGAGGCGGTCGCGTTCGACGCCGAGGGCAAGCCGTCGCGCTTGGTCACCGCGAACACCATCCACAAGGAGCTCGTCGCGCTCCGCCAGGTGCTCAAGCATGCGCGCCGGCGCGGGGAGTTCCGGCGGGCGACCGACGAGGTTCTCCCCGTGGGCTTCTCGCCCAGGTACGAGCCGCGCAAGGTGGCCCTGACGCTCGAGCAGGCGGCGAAGCTCTGCGCCGAGCTCGAGCCGCACCGGGTCGCCGTCGTCGCCTTCGTCCTGGCGACCGGCGCGCGCCGTAAGGAAGCGAGCCTCGCCCGCCCCGAAGACGTGAACGTCCAGACCGGGCTCGTGCACCTGAGAGGGACGAAGACCGCGGGCGCCGAGCGCTCGGTCACGGTGCCTGAGTTCGCGCGCGGCCTGCTCGGGTACGCGGTGCTACACGGCGCCGGAGCGGGCGGCCTGCTCCTGAAGCCCTGGCCGAACGCTCGCCGGGGGCTCGGTCGCGCGTGCGCGCGCATCGGGGCGCCGCCGGTCACGTGGAACGACCTCCGGCGCACGTTGGCGACCTGGCTCATCGAGGCCGGTGTGTCGGACTACGTGGTCAGCAAGGTGCTCGGCCACGCGTCGACGACGATGGTGCACCGCGTGTACGGAAAGCCGCGCACCGACGCCGTGGGAGAGCTTCTCGCGCGGCAATCCGCAGCCATCGCGCCTGTACACGTACCGTACGTGTCCCCCGACGAAACCGAACGAAAGGAGTAGGTCTTGAGCGAACGATTCTCCGGTGATTCTTGCGATCATCGTGGGCCGACCGGGACTCGAACCCGGGACCTACGGATTAAAAGGCCGGGTGAGCATTCGACGGCGCAGCCAAAAACACGTAGTGACGTCGACACACGTACAAAACGTGTCCGTGTAGTAGACGCGTCGCGACGCGGCAAAAGCGCGTCAAAGCGCCCGCGAGGCCGAAAAGGGCGGCAATCGTTCCCCGCCCGCGCGCTGCACGCCGCGCTCCGCGCCCTGCGCGCCATCCACACACCGGCGCGGGAGGTGTGGCCGTGACCGCCGTCGCCAACGCCCTGGCCGCCCTCGGCTTCTCGATCGTCTTCGCGACGCTCGCGTTCGTCGAGGACACGAGCATCCGTCGCAAGCGTCGCCGCCGCGCGGTGTCGGGGGTGCGGTGATGGCCTCGGTCGTCACCCACCTCTGGCTCACCGCCGAGCGCCGATGTCTCTGCGGCGCGCGCGACGGCGCGACCAGCATCGACCCGGCACGCACGACTTGCCCCGAATGCCTCGCCCTTCCGAAGGGCGGCCCGAGCCAACAGCCCACGAAGCGACGCCGCTCCCCCCTTGCCGGCTAGCACGTAGGGAACCCGGCTCGGGCCGCCCTTCGGGGGGTCGACCGAAGGAGATCGAACATGGCACTGAATCGTACGAGCGCCGACGTCGAACGACTCGAGCAGGAGCTGCGCGACTTGCCCGCCCATCCTCCGGAGCTGCCCGAATCCATCAAGCGCGCATGGATCGCCGGGGTTCCGGCGAACGAGCTGCGGCCGCTCATCGACGCGCACGCGGAGCGCACCAAGGGTCATCAGCAGCGGATTCGCGAGATCCGCTCGCTGCTCCGGTAGGGCGCCATGCGTCGCAACGAAGACCGGCGCGCGGCCGTCACCGCGCGAAACAAGGCCGTGGCCGGGCGCGCTCGGCTGCTCAGCGAAAAGCCGAAGGACGGGCTCGCCCCGTGGGAGCTCGACCCGAAGCTGCTTCCGAAGCGTCCGCCGGGGGCGGAGCGGCGATGATCTGCGCCATCTGCTCCGAGCGCGAGGCCGAGCCGAAGCGCTGCACGTTCCTCGGCGCTCCGCCCATGTGCCAGCTCTGCCACGCGAACCGCCGGCTCGTGCTGCGCTGCTCGTGCATGACGACCGAGCAGGCCATCGCCATCAGCGGGCACGAGACGGAGCCCGACGCGCGCAAGCTCGCGATGGCGAAGATTCGGGAGGCGCTTCGATGACCGCCACGTTTGAAGAGCGCGTGAAGGCCAAACTCGTAGAGATTTACGAGCTGTCGGAGGCGCTTTACCCACGCGAAGGGAGGGTGCCGCGCGTCGAATTGGCGTCCTCCTTCGGCTACTCACGCTCGAGTGAGCGGGACCCATGGCGCCCGTACCTGGATTGGACGGTCCGCGTTTTCCACGCACCGGACAACCTGGACCACGACGAGGCGCACGGGGTCGACGTGCTCGAGACATTGGACGATGTCGTCGACAAGATGCGGGCGAGAGCCGAGGAGCGAGCAGCGTGTGCGCAGCACAAGGCGGATGCGCTCCGGCGGGTTCTTGCCGCGCATGGAGGCGGCACATGAACCCCACGGCGGAGCGGTGCATCCAGGGCGCGCTCCGCGTCGCCCGGGAGCTCGGGGGGGCCGCCGGCGCGGCGCTCCAGGAGCTCCTGTCCGTCGCGCTGGAGGCCGAGGCGTCTTCGCTGGCCGCGACCGCGAGCCGCGCCGAGACCGCGCGCGCCGCCGCCAACGCGCGCTGGAGCAAACCCGCCGATGCGCCTGCATGCGAAACGCATGCGTCCGCATCCTCTCTCTCTCTCTCTGATCAGAAGATCTTAAAATCCAGAGAGAGAGAGACGCCGCCGCCCATCGTGCGCGATGAGGGCATGGTGCACCGCGGCGATCCGCTGCCGCTCGTCGCACTCGACCTCGCGCGAAAGCGTCGGCCCGACCTGACCGACGCCGAGGTCGCAACGTCGTGGGCGAAGTTCGCGGACCGCTACGACGGCACGCGCGGCCGTGGGCGCTGGCAGCGCTGGATCGACGCCGAGCGCCCCGAGCGGGCCCCACCAGCGGCGCCCGCCCCGCCCCCGAGCGAGACCCGAATCAGGGCCGCCCCGGACCTGTCCGAGTCGGAACGGCAGGCGCTCGACTACGCGCGCCAGAACCCCGGGCTGCCTCCGATGCGCCTGGCCGACGCGCTGCATCTTGCGCAGGCCCCACCACCCGCGGCGCGCACCGGGTAGGCTGGATTTGCGCCCAGGCGGAAATACTGCGAAGCTGACGCTGGGTGAACCCTCAGCGGAGCCGGAACGGCGTGTGAATCCTGCACGGCGCTGCGCCAGCAGCTCATCGCCCAGGGCCTGATCGTCCCTGCCTCGGTCGTCGCGCCGACCCACGCGGCGCCGACGCGGTTCCGCAACTTCGCGGGCGCGCCGGTCTTGGCGCTCGACGACCCCGAGTGCCAGCCGTGGGAGCCGGAGGAGCTCGTGGCGCCGGGCCTCCGCCGCGAACGGCTGGCGACGTACGCCGAACGCAAGGCCGACCGCCTCACCGGCTCGGGCGCCGGGCAGGGGCGCGGCTTCTCGATGGACCGCCGGGCTCAGGCCACGAGGGCAACGTGACCGCCCGTGCGCGCGCGCGCGCGACAGGAGGGCTTCGACGATGAGTGGCCGCTACCACCAGGCGTTTCTGATGAAACCGTCGGGCAACGCGAATGACGGCATCAGCCAGCCCAACCCGCTGGTTTACCTCGATGGTTCGCAGGTCGTCGCCGCCGCCATGACGACCGTCCCGGTATTCGTCGCGAACGTGGACGGCTACAGCATCCAATTCGCGACCATCGCCGGCGACACGCTGGTTGGCACGCTCACGTTGCAGGCGTCGAACTCCAGAGGTAGCGGCCAGGAGCAGACCGAGAACCCCGACGTCACGCTCTACGACTGGACGACCATCGAGCTCTACGACTTCTCGACGGGCGCGTTCGCCGCGAACAAGGCCGTCGCGAGCGGCGCGGCCACGTATCTCATCGGCGTCCCGTCGCTCTACAACTGCGCCCGCTGGGTGCGCCTGGTCTTCGCGTTCACGAGCGGGAGCGGCCACCCGCGCGTGGGCTTCCAGCAGAAGGGCTGGGCCTGATGGGGATGCCGATGGCCAAGCTCTGTCGATTCGGCCGCGTGGTCTCCACGGTGCCGGATTACGACGGCACGCCGATGCTCATCATCCGACGAGAGACCGTCAACGGCGGCAGCCCGCGACGTGAGGTGTACCTGAGGCGCGACGCTCCGAGCGGTACCGAGTTTCATTACATCTACACGGAGCGGAGCTGATGCCCGGCTCCCCCCGCAAGCGCGCGCGCAAGCTGGGCCTGCACGTCCCGAACGCCGGCGGCCGGCCGCCCAAGCACCCGCGCACGGTGGCGCCCGTGGCCGATGCGGAGCTGACGGCGCTCGCGCGCGCGGCGCTCGCGGAGGTGCTCGGCGCGACCGGCAAGCGCGCCAACGCGCACGCCAAGGTCGCCGCGGCCAAGGCCTGGCTCGAAGCGATGCGCCTGGCCGGCTCGCCGTCCATCGGCGAGCTCGAGACGCTCACGATCGAGGAGCTCGAACAGCGATACACCGCGGCGCAAGCCGTGCTGAGAGGACGCGTCCAATGACCGCCGAGACCCCCAAGCAATCCCGCGAAGACTGGCACGAGCTCGTCAAGAGCGCGCTGCCGGGCGACCCTGCGCCGGCGCTGCACGAGACGGACGCCGCGGTGCACTGGCTCTGCACGCGCCACGGCCTGGGCGAGCACGAGGCGCGCAAGGTCATCGCCGACGCGATGGCCCGAGCGGAGCCGTAACGTCGACGATCGCGGGCCTGCCCACCAAGATCCGGCCGCTGCGGCGCGAGGTCGACGACGAACGAAACTTCGTCGCGCGCGCCTGGGCGAGCGAGATGCGCCGGGCGCCCATGTACCGGTACGAGCCGCAGGAGGTGTACTGGGACGGCCAGCACCGGATGATCCACCGGCTGCTCGAGAGCGAGGCGTGTCTCATCGCCGCCGACGCCCAGGACGACGACCACCTCTACGGGTGCGTGGTGTTCACGCCGGCGAAGGCCGCGGTGGTCCACTGGATCTACGTGAAGGGGACGTATCGGCGCGTGCGCTTGGCGGAGGCGCTCTTGACCGAGGCGATCGGCGACAAGCGCCCCATCATCTGCACGCAGGCCAACGAGCTCTTCGACAACCGCGAGCTGGTTGCGCGCCATCAGCTCGTCTTCTGCTCGAGGCTGCTGCTCGGCATCGCGCCGAACCTGCCCGAGCTTGCGGCGCAAGGAGTTCACGTCGATGGCTGACCCCAAGATCGTCCCGGCGGGCGCGTCCCGCTTCGTCCGCCCCGTCGTCGGCGCGCTGCACGACGTGCGCTTCGGCGGCGTCGTGCTGTTGCCCGGCGGCCGGCAGTGCAACCAGAACATGAACCCCTGCGCTCCCGACCAGAAAGGCTGGGAGGTGCGGATCGACTGGGAGATGCGCGCCGTCTGGATCGGTCACTCCGGCGGCTGGGCGGTCGTGCCGTTCGAGGACGTGCGGTACATGGCCTTCAAGCCGGTCGAACCCCCGAAGGACGCGGCGTAACGTGGACCTCGCCGAGGCGCGCGCCATCGCGGTGCAGCGGGCCAAGCGCGCGACGCGCGCGGCCTCGATGCTCTCGGCCTGCCTGCCGGAGCAGCGCGCGGCGATCGTCGACCCGGCGCGCCTCAAGGCCCTTTTCTGCACGCGCCGCGCGGGCAAGTCGCTCGCCCTCGGGATGTACTTGCTCCTGACGGCGCTCGCGTACCCGCGCTCGAGCTGCCTGTACCTCGGCCTCACGAAGGCGTCGGCGACCGGCATCATGAACAAGGACGTGCTGCGCGTCCTCAACGACCGCTTCCAGCTCGGCGCGCACTGGCGCGAGAGTCACTCCCGCTGGGAGCTGCCGAACGGCTCGTACATCTACCTGCGCGGGGCCGACGCGAACGCCTACGAAATCTCGAAGGTCGTCGGGCAGAAGTACCGGCTCGCGGTGCTCGATGAGGCGAGCAAATACCGCTACATCGTGCGCGACATAGTGTACGGGTCGCTCGTTCCCGCGATGGGCGACGACCTCGGCACCATCGTGCTGAGCGGCACGCCGAGCAACATCACGACAGGCCTCTTCTACGACGTGACGACCGGCGCGGAGAAGGGCTGGAGCGTGCACCACTGGACGTGGCGCGAGAACGTCTTCCGCCTCGCGAACATCCAGCGCAACCACGATGAGCTCGTCGCCGCGAACCCCGACGTCATCAGGACGCCGCTCTACCGGCAGGAATGGCTGGGCGAGTGGGTCGTCGACGCGTCGGCGCTCGTCTACCGGTTCGACCCGCAGCGCAACGCCGCCGCGGAGCTCCCCAAGCCGCGCGCCGAGTACACGTACGTTCTCGGCGTCGACCTCGGCTTCACCGATCCGAGCGCTCTGGTCGTCGGCGCGTACCACCCGAACGACCCGACGCTGTACGTCCCCTACGCCCACAAGGCCGCGGGGATGACCATCTCCGACGTGGCCGCGTTCATCAAGGGCCTCTGGTTCTGTCCGGGCTCGGGGCACCGCGGGCCGTACCCGTTCGCGGCGATGGTGGCCGACGCGAGCGCGCTGCAGGCCGTCGAGGAGATGCGCCAGCACCACCGGCTACCGATCGAAGCGGCCGAGAAGCCCGGCAAGCGCGGCGTCATCGAGGTCATGAACTCCGACCTCGTGACCGGCCGCATTAAGCTCCTGCCCGAGGCGATGGGGATCGCCGAGGAGTGGGACGCCCTCGTATGGGACGAGCGCGAGCGGGCGAAACTCCCATCGCGGTGGGTCGAGGATCCGCGCTTCCCGAACCACCTCGCCGACGCGGCGCTCTACTGCTGGCGCAAGGCGCGGGCCTACGACGCGCTCCCCGAGAAGCCGACGGAGCCGATGCCGGGGACCGAGGCGTGGGAGCAGCTCCGGCATGAGCGCGAAATGGCGCGGATCGCGCGGTTGCGCGCCGAGGGGCCGATCGCGATGGACGAGCTGCCGCCATGGCTGAGGGAGGTCTGACGTGCTGCTCTGGGGCCTCTGCTCGGACGGCGTCGCGCACGCCTTCGATGTCGAGCCGTACCAGCAGCTCGAGGCGCCACGCCTCAGCGTCTGCGAGCGCGCGCGCTCCGAGCACATCGCGCAGGGCTTCCCGACCGAGCAGACGCCCGAATGCGGCGACTGCATCGCGTGGACGCCGCCGGCGACGGGGGGCAAATGAACCTCATCCTTGTCCGACACGGTGAGACGGCCCTCAACCGCAAGGGCGACGCCGAGGAGGGCACCGGCGAGAGCGCCGAGCGCATCCGCGGCTGGCTGGACGTCCCGCTCGACGACAACGGCTTCCGGCAGGCCGTCGACACCGCGCGCAAGCTCGCGGGCCGGCGCATTGACCACGTGTACGCCTCGAACCTGCAGCGCGCGTACGTGACCGGCCAGCTCATCGCGGCGATGACCGACGCTCCCATCGAGCCGGAGCAGGCGCTTCGCCCGTGGAACGTCGGGCGCTGGTCCGGCCGGCCCGTCGACGAAGTGCTCCCGAAGATGAAGGAGCTCATCTCCCAGCACCCCGAGGAGTCGGCACCCGGCGGCGAGCCGTTCGCCGCGTTCGTGGCGCGCTTTCTCACGGCGCTGCGCCGGATGCTCGGGCACGCGAAGACGACCGACGGCGACGTCTGCGCCGTCACGCACACGCGCAACCTGCAGCTCGCGAAGGCCTGGGTGGCGGCGGGCGCGCCGGCGAGCTTCGCGTACGACCCGGCCGTCATGGACGACTACGACAACGAGACCGGGACCGGCGACTTCATCACGCTGGAGCCGCGATGATGGGCCGGCAGCTGTCGATCCCCGGGACGACGAGGTTTCAGCCGCAGGCGTGGCTCCGCGGCGACGAGCAGTTGCGCCAGGCGGCGCGCGCGCAGCGAAAGGCGAAGGCGATGATGGAACAGAAGGCGAGCCTGCACCTGGCCGAGGTCGAGGAGCAGATCGGGCGCTTCGAGCAGGCCAAGAGCGACATCGAGACGAAGGTCAAGGCCCTGAACGAGCAGGGCGCCGAGCTGCAGGCCAAGTACGTCGACGTGATGCGCAACCTCGAGCGGCTCCACGCGGCGCGGACGGCGCTCCGGCACGTGGGGGCGACGCTGCCGAGCGACCTGGTGGCAACGTGACCGAGCCCGACGTTCCCCCCGAGCTCGTGAGCGAGGATCGGCCCCTGGTGCCGACCGAGCCCGCGCCGCCCCCGCTCGACGCCGCGACCGAAGCGGAGCTCGCCGCCTGGCAGCCGAAGCCGAACGTCTTGGCCAGGCCGCTCGACGAACGCGAGGGCTTCCGCCGCCTCGAACGGATGCGCCAGTTTATGCGACGGCCCGGCGTGGCCGCCCCGCCGGCCAGCACCGCGGGCGAGGCCGAGAAGCGGGAGCGCGAGATGCGCGAAGCGGAGGTCACCGAGGCCGCGCGCCGCTCGCAGGCCGAGATCCGCCGCCACGTCGACGCGTACCTCAAGGAGCACTTCGAGGGCATCGTGACCGACGTCGCCAACGTCGTCGTCGAGCACGTGCACGATCGGCTGATGAAGGGGATCGCGGGCCTCCAAGAGAACCAGGCGATCCGCCTCGACCAGATCGCCGCCGACATGCGCGCGCAGCTGCGCGCGTTCATTCGTGACGCCTGGGCCGGCAAGCCGGTCGCCAAACCCGCCCAACGGGCGCCGAAGGGGCGCGCCCGTGCCAAGCGATGACCCGCCGAAGGGCTACATCCGCAAGCCGCTGTCGAACTATGAGGGCTTCCGGCGCCTCGACAAGAGCTTCGAGAAGATCGAAGCGCGCGACCGGGCCCGCGAGAAGGTCTGCGACGTGTGCGGCCGCCGCATGCGCGCCTGGCGCCTGGTGCCAGCAACGTTCGGGCAGAAGCTCGGCATCACCCGCGCGGGGCTCTCCGGCGGGCTGACCGGGCGCAAGTTCGTCGTCGCGTGCGACAGCGGGCCGGACTCCTGCGCCGCGACGCTGCTACGCGCCGGCGTCGACAAGGTGGCCGTGCCCGAGCACGAGGCCATGGAGCGCCTGGGTCTGGTGCTGCCGTGAGCCCCGCCGACCTCGCGAAGTACGCCGAGGTGATGGTGCGCTTCGGCATCGGCCGGCTCGTCGTCGACGGCGTGACCATCGAGCGCCCCGCCATGGCGCCGATGCCCGACCACGACGAGAAGAAGCCGGACGACGAGGCGACCGCCGGCGACGACGCCGACGAACTCACCAAGATCCAGCTGATGAGCCCCGACGCACAGGACGCGCGCCTGATGCTCGGACCGACGAGGCGACCGTGAAGCGCCGCTCGGTCACCCGCACACCGAAGACGTACACGACCGAGAAGCGCACCGTCGCGTCGAGCTCGCGCACCAACGTGCTGCAGTTCGTCGACTGGTACGAGCGCCAGGGCGCCGACCTCGCGGAGGCCGTCTTCGGGCGCGTGCGGCAGATCAAGCAGGCGCAGATCACGCGCCGATTCGAGCTCTACACCTACCAGCAGGCGTACAACTCCCGCTTCGGGCCGCAGCTGATGGCGCAGCTGTTCTCGCCGGCAACGCGCAACCCGTCGGCGGGCCTCTACGGCATCAGCGCGAACATCATCAAGAGCTGCATCGACACCGCGTGCGCCCGCATCAGCAAGGAAAAGCCGCGCGCGTTCGTCCTGCCGAAGAAGGGCAACTACCGGCTGAAGAAGAAGGCGCGAAACCTCCAGAAGTTTCTCGATGGCGTGATGCAGTCGAGCGGCTTCTACTCGGGCGCCGAGGACGTCTTTCGCGACGCGTGCATCTACGACGGCGGCGCGATGCTGATCTGGGCGCCCGACGGCGCGATCAAGGCCGAGCCGCTCAAGGTCGACGAGGTCCAGATCGATCAGGTCGACGGGATGTTCAACGACCCGCGCGAGGTGCACTGGACGCACCCGGAGCCGCGAAAGAAGCTGCTCAAGCGCTACCCGCAGTTTGCCAAGGAGATCGAGCTCGCCCGCTCGCAGTGGCGCGGCGAGATGAGCTTCATGGGTCAGGCAGACCTCGTCGAGGTCGTGCGCTCGTGGCGCCGCCCGTCCGCTCCCGGCGCCGGCGACGGACGCCACACCGTGGCGATTTGCACGGCCACGCTCGAGGACGAGCCGTGGACCAAGGACTACCTGCCGATCATCCGGTTCCACTGGACGCCGCCGACGTACGGGCCGTGGGGGGACGGCATCGCCAAGGAGCTCTTCGGCCTGCAGCGCGCGCTGACCGACATCCTGAAGGGCATCGTCAAGTCGATCCGCATGTTCGCGGTGCCGCGCGTGTGGGTCTCCAAGCTCTCGAACGTCGCGACGACGGTGGTCTCAAACGAGATCAGCGTGAACGAATACGCGGGTGATAAGCCCGTCTTCGAGACGCCGCCCGCCGCGTCGCCCGACGTCTATCAGTTCGTGCAGTGGGTCATCGACTGGGCCTACAAGCAGCTAGGTCTGTCGCAGCTGACGGCGCAAAGCGAGAAGCCCGCGGGCCTGAACAGCGGCGTCGCGATGCGCACGTACCAGGACGTGGAGACGCAGCGCTTTGCCCTCGTCGGCCAGCGCTGGGAGCGCTTCTTCATGGCGGCCGCGCGCCTCTTCATCGACACGGCCGCCGACGTCTACAAGGACAAGGGCGCGCTCTCGATGACCGTGCCCGGCCGCGGCTTCGTCGAGCAGATCGACTGGAAGGACGCATCCATCGACGACGACCTCTACGACCTCGAGATCTGGCCGACGGGCATCCTTCCCGAGACGCCCGAGGGTAAGTTCCAGGCCGTGCAGGAGTGGATCAACTCGGGCTTCATGCCCAAGGACATCGCCCTGCAGCAGATGCGCATGCCGATCCTGAACGACTGGATCGCGGAGGAGACCGCCGCGCGCGACAACATCGAGCGCTGCCTCGCGAGCATCCTCGAGCGGCCCAAGCCGAAGTACCTGCCGCCCGACGCCATCACGAACGTGGACCTCGCGGTCACGATGGCCATGAGCGCGAAGCTCATCGCCGAAGACGAAGACGTCGAGCCCGAGCGCATCGAACTCGTGCAGCGCTGGCTTGACCGCGCGCTGCAGCTGCAGGCGCTGAAGCGCGCCCCCCTGACGCCACCAGGCCAGCCGACGCCCGTGGTCGGCCAGGCCCCCACGCCGCCCCCCGCACCCATGGCGCCTGCCGGCGCCGGTCCGGTGCAGGCCGCGGCGGCATGACCCTCGAGCGGAGCCGGATGAATACCTGACGCAGCCCCCGCACCGAACGCAGCCCCGAGCCCCGCCGCGACGCCGCCCGCGCCCGCGGCCACCCCGCCCGCGTCGACGACCGCGCCGGCGCCGAGCTCCGGAGCGACGCCGAAGCCTCAGCCGCCGCTTCGCCGGCGCCTGGGCGACCCGATGAGCAAGCCCATCGTCGTGCGGCCGACGCGCCACGACGTCGCGACTGCTGCGCCCGCGCCCGCCGCGAACGCAGCGCCCCCGGCACCGACCGACAAGCCGATGCCGGGGGCTTCCGCGCCACCGGCCGTCCCGACGACAACCCCACCGACCACGGAGCAGGCGCAGCCTACCACGCCTGCGCCCGACGCGGCGGCGGCCGCCAAGCCCCCCGAGCCGCCGAAGCTCGACGAGGCCGAGGAGGCCAAGCGGATGGCGCGCATCCGCACCGCGGAGGGCCGCCTCGCGCAGGACCGGGCGACCTTCGCGCAGGAAAAAAGCGCCTTCGCCCAGGAGCGCGCGTCGCACGCCCAGGCGCTCGAGCAACTCAAGACGATCCAGCAGGCGGCGCAGACCGCGCGGCAGGACCCGATCGCCTTCATGCGGCGCCTCGGTGTGGAACCGTCGGTCATCCTCGAGGCGCTCATCGCCGACGGCGCGAAGCCGCCCGCGGCGCGCCAGCAGGAGATCGACGCGGCGCGCGATCGCGAATACCGCGCGCGACTGGACGAAATCCAGCGGCAGTTGCAAGCTTCCCAGGAGGCCCAAGCTCAAAGGGCCCAGGCCGAGCAGGTCTCCCAGTACAAGACCGCCACCATCGCGCCTGTTCTCGCCGACAAGGCCAAGTACGAACTCACCCTCCGAGCTCTCGGGGATAAGGCCGTCGACGAGGTCTTCGCCGTTCAGCAGGCGTTCTACCAGCGCTCGCAGCGGCTGATCCAGGAAGGCAAGCTCTCAGAGCCGGTCGTGCTCTCACCGGCCGAAGCAGCAGACAAGCTCGAAGCTAACTATCGGTCGCAGCGCGACCTGCTGAGCGGGACAAGCGCAAAGCCCGCCCCAGCGCCCCAGCCCCCGACACGGCCCGAGCCCCCGGCAGCTCCGACAAGCGGCTCCCCAGCGCCCAACCCGGCCACGCCCACCAGCAAGCCGGGAGCGTTCTCGGTGGCCGGCGAGTCATTAGACACCAAAAACTCTCGCCGCTTCTGACGTGAGCGCGGCCCCGCGAAGCGGGAAAAGCCGTGTCCACCTCCACTCAGCTCGACGCACTCTACAAGCAGCGATACCCCGACGGCCTCGAAGACCTGACGTTCCGCGATCGGCCGCTCCTCGCCCTCGTCGGCAAGAAAACCGACCTCGGGGGCGCCAACGCCACGACGAGCCGCGCCTACCACGTGCCGTTTCGGTACGCGTTCCCCTCGGCCGTCTCGGGAAGCTTCTCGTACGCCTCGACCCGGGCCGCGAGCGTCTCGTCACGCGTCGTCGCCTGGGAGCTGTACACGATGCACCAGTACAGCTTCATCAACATCGACAACGAGAGCCTGAAGCGATCCATCGGCAACGAGAACGCGTTCCTCGAGCTCCGGGGCTTCGAGTTCGATGGCGCCGTCGAGAACCTCGCCAACCGCCTGCACAACTTCCTCTACGGCGACGGCACGGGCGTCATCGCCCAGGTGGGTAACGCCACCCAAATGCCGAGCTTCGCGGTGAGCGTGCTCGTGCTCTTCAACAGCGAGGACGCGGCTCGCTTCGCGTACGGCGACGAGCTCGACGTGTCCGCGACGCGCTCGAGCGCGACCAACCGCGCCTACGGCGCCAACGGCCATGGCCTCTACGTCATCGGCGTCAACATGGACGCCGGGACCATCACCGTCGGCAACGCCGCGGGGACGGCCGTGAACCTCAACGACGCGAACGACGGGATCCCGACGATCGCCAACCTCGACTTCATCGCCCACCGCGGCGACCACCAGGTGGCCGGCACGCTCGGCGGGACGGTGCTCGACGGCTTCCAGCAGTGGGTGCCGTCGCTCGCGACGGGCATCTCGGGCGGAGACAACCAGTACAGCGTGAACCGCTCGGTCGCGCCGGACCTGCTGGCCGGGTCGCGCTTCGACGGCACCTCGTACGGCATCGAGGAGGCCTTCATTCGCGGCGCGAACGTCGTGGCGAAGAAGCAGGGCAAGATCTCGAACTACTTCACGACGCACAAGCACTACTCGGACCTCGTCAGCGCGATCGCCTCGCGCGGCGTCGTGAACTTCCTCGAGTTCTCGCCCGCCGACAAGCCGGACATCGGCTTCGAGGGCGTGCACATCATCGGCGCCAACTCCGGCGCGATCGACGTCATCCCGGACTACGCGTGCCCCTCGACGGTCGGCGTCGGCATGCTGCTCGACAAGTGGCAGCTCGTCAGCGTGGGCGAGACCATCCAGATCATGAACACCGACGGCAACGAGACCCTTCGTTTGCCAACGGCCGACGGCGTCTCGGCCTACTGGTACTCGTACAGCAACTTCGTTCCGATGTCGCCGCGCGACAACGTGAACGTGACGCTGCCCTTCTGAGCGGAGCCGAACGAATAGGCAACCCCCTTTCCAACCGAGCCACCGCAGGGCTCGAGAACGAAGGCCTCGAGATCGGCGGCTTCATCGCCCTCGACGGCTCATCGAACGTCATCGGCTATCTGCCGACAACCTCACCCTTCAGCGCCGCCGGCCCCTTCACGCGGTGGAGGGGCGCCCAGAAGCAGATCGGCCAGGCCGGCTCGATCGTCACGCAGCCCCACACCGCGACCGGCACGTACATTTTCACCCTCGACGAGCCGTGGTTTGGGGCGCTCGAGGCGTGGGTTCAGCTGGCCGACCAGGGCGCGGTCAACGCCCTGAACGGCTTCGTCGACGTCAACGCGACCGGCTTCACCGGGTCGACGTCGTACGGCTTCTTCCCGGGCCAGAACCAGACGCTCGCGGCGCAGACCGTGCGCGTGCGGTTCCGCAACGCGACCGGGACGCTCACCGACCCGGTCGCCAGTACGGGCTTCTGGATCGGCGTCCTGCTCAAGCGCACCGGGACGGTGTGAGCCGTGAGCGAGCTGGCGCGCATGCTCGCCGACTCGGACGACGGTGGCGGCTCGATGCCGCCGCCGTCCGATGACGGCGCGGACGCAAAGAAGATGGCCGAGGCCTCCACAAGGGCCTTTTTCGAGGCGGGCAAGGCCGGGGACTACGCCGCGGCGGCCTCCCACCTCTCGGCCGCCATCACGCATTGCCAGGCGGCGGACTACGGACCAGCCGAAGGAGACAAGGGAGCCAAGGGCGTCGTCATCGTGGCCACACCGCACAAGGGGTGATCTGTGACGCTGCCGACCGACCTCTCCGGCCTCATCGTCTGGTATCGCGGCGACAGCGTCACCGCGAACGGCACCGTCGTCGCGTCGCTGCTCGACAAGAGCGGCACGGGCGACCCGAACAAGGTCGCGAACCAACTGTCGGCGGGGCTGCGCCCGACACTCAACGCCGTCGACCCGAACTTCAACAGCAACCCGACGATCCAGTTCAACGGGTCTCAGTACCTGGTGACCGGCACCTTCACGACGCCGATCACCCAGCCCACGACGCGCTTCATCGTCGGGCTCGCGACGGGCAGCGGGCCCGACTACATCATCGATTCGATCAACCCGAGTCTCCAATACTCGGTGTCGGCGCCGCCCGGTTCCATCGTGCAGTTCAACGGCGGTACGCTCTCCATCGGCGCGAACTTCGCCGTGCCGGGGATCGTCATCATCGTCGACAACGGCGCGTCGAGCTCGTGCGTGCTCGGCACGACGGTGCTCAACAGCGGCAACGCGGGCCCCAACGGCGCCACGGGCCTGACCATCGGCGCCTACGCTGGGACGGGCTTCAACCTCACCGGCACGATCGCCGAGATCATCATCTACAACCGGGTGCTGTCGGCGACCGAGATCCAGGCCGTCGCCGGCTACCTGCAGCAGCGCTACGGCATCCCAGTCTTCGCGGCCACCGTCTCGCCGACGCTCGTCGGGCCGTCGCTCGCGGACCTGCGCCTCGCCGCCCAGCAGCGCGCCGACCGCGTGAACGTCTCGACCATCTCGACGAGCGAATGGAACTGGTACATCAACAAGAGCGCCCAGGAGCTCTACGGGCTGCTCGCGAGCACGTACCAGGACTACAACGTCAAGAGCGTCGCGGTGACGCTCCCCGGCGGGTCGCAGGCCGGCAACTCCTTCCAGGTCGGGCCGAACCAGACCATCGCGAGCGACTTCTTCCAGCCGCGCGCCTTGTGGCTGCAGATCGGCGGCTCGCCGACGCCGTACGTGACCATCCCGCGCCTCGAGAGCCTGAACGAGCGCAACCTCTACGTGTTCCCCAACATCGTGCCCGTCTACGGGGCGATCCCCTCGCGCTGGAACATCCTCGGTAGCACCATCGAGATCTTGCCGCCGACGGTCGGCGGAAACCAGTACGTCCTCTGGTACGTGCCGGCGCTGCCCACGCTCTCGAGCGACACCGACTCGATCGCCCAGTACTGGCTCAGCATCAACGGTTGGGACGAGTACGTCACGCTCGACGCCGCAGCCAAGGCGCTCATCAAGGAGGAGAGCCTCGACACGGCGAACTTGCTGCTCCAGCAGAAGATGGCCCTGCGCGAGCGCATCCTGCGCGAGGCTGCGCCGCGCGACATCTCGCAGCCGCAATCGATCGTCGACATGAACCGCATCCGCAACCCCTGGGGCGGCTGGGGCGCGGGCGGGATGCCGGGCCCCGGCTGGGGCGGCGACGGCACCGGAACGGGGTGCTGGTGATGGCTGGCCCCAAGCGCTTCCGCAAGGTGCAGCTCACCGACCGCGGCGCCCAGTTGCTGCAGGAGAGCGTCAAGGCGTCGCTCGACTCGGTGACCGGCCATCCGCTTCTGAACTCGAAGATCATCGCCCAGGTTCCGCTCGCGATCGGCTCGAACCTCGTGAGCCACGGGCTCGGGCGCGCGTACCTGTCGTGGTTCGCGGGCAACCTTTCCGGCCCCGCGCGCCTGTCCTACGGCGTCTCGCCGGACAAGACCACCATCGTCAACGTCGTGTCGGACGCGAACGTCTCGGCCGACCTCCTGGTGCTCTGATGCCGAGCACCGTCACGAGCCCCAACATGAACATCGTCGTGCCGGTGGTGCTCACCGACACGGGGCCGGACTGGGCGACGCGCGTCTACAACGCGCTGTTTTCGACGATCGACGCGCACAACCACACGAGCGGCAACGGCGTGCAGGTTCCGACGGCGGGCATCAACATCAACGCGGACCTGGCCTTTGGCTCGAACAACGCCACGAGCCTGCGGAGCGCGCGCTTCACGAGCCAGGCGAGCGCCCTGAACCTCGGCAGCGACGTCGGGTGCGCGTACAACGTGCTCGGAGACCTCTACTGGAACAACGCCGTCGGCACCGCGATCCAGCTCACCAAGAACGGCCTGGTGAACGTCGGTAGCTTCACGGCGCCGTTCAACATGACGGCCGTCACCAAGGCCGGTAGCTACGTCATCGACTCGGGGGGCGCCGACTGCGTCATCTTCGCCAACACGAGCGGCGCGGCGTGGAACCTGACGCTCCCGACGCCCACCGCGGGCCGGACGCTCTTCGTCGTCGACAGCACCGGGAGCTTCGCCGCGAACAACCTGACGCTCGTGCGCCACGGCGCCGAGAGCATCAACGGCGTGGCCGCGAGCAAGGCGCTGTCGGCCGCGTGGGCCATATACGTGATCGTCTCGGACGGCACCAACTGGTTCGTGAGGGGCATCTGATGGCGCGCGCATCGAAGACGTTCGCCTCAAGCGGCTCCTTCACGGTGCCCGCCGGCGTCGTGCTACTCGAGGCCGAGGGGTGCGGCGGGGGCGGGGGCGGCGGTGGCGGCGCGGGTGTCGGCGCGGCCGTGACGAGCAATCCCCCCGCGGGCGGCGCGGGCGGCGGCGGCGCCCTGCAGGTGCGCCGAGCGTTCGTCGTCACCCCGGGCCACACGCTCACCGTGAGCATCGGCGCCGGCGGCACCTCGGGTGGCGCCGGGGCCTCGGGTGGCGCGAACCCCGGCAGCGCGGGCGGGCCGGGCGGCGCGACCACCGTCGCCGACGGCGCGTCCACCCTCTGGCAGGCGGCCGGCGGGTCGGGCGGCGCCGGGG